CCAAGCCATATTAGCAGCGATCCAATAGAGCGCAACAGATGGGCATTAAACGCAGATAACAAAAAGCCTAACGCATTAGACCTTGCTTTCCCTAAACTCAAAACAGAGTGTCTTAAAAACGCGGCAGTGTCCTTTGGTAAGTTGTTAGGGCGTGACCTTAATAGAAAGAACGTAGACTTTTACAAGCCGTTTAATCTAAAAGGTAAACTTGCACCCGCCAACAAAGATTTACAATACTTGAGCGAACTAATCGAAAAGGCAACGAGTATAGATGATTGTGATATCATCCTGCAGGCATGCCCAAGTGAACTGCTTACAAAGGTGCAGGAATTGATAGCTGTTAAAAAGCATCAACTATCACTCATAAAGTAATATATTAGCCACCACAATAACAATCACAATGAACGAAGTAAAATTTAGAGCGTCACAACTTGGTAAGTTGATGACCGATGGACGCAGCAAAAGCGGCCTATCCGAAACCACAAAGAGCGCACTCCTGGAGATATACATCCAACAGAAATACAAGCGCTATAAAGACATCAGTAACAAGTATATTGAGAAGGGTGTAGCTGTTGAGAATGATGCCATTGATATGTGGCGCAGGGAACGTAACGCTATCGTATTCAAGAATGAGGTTAACTTTCAAAATGACTTCATCACCGGCACGCCTGACTTGCTTATCAAAGATGGTGGCGTTGTGGTGAATGTGCCGGATATTAAAAGCAGTTGGGATATTCACACCTTCATCGATGCTAAGCTTAATGATATTAGCAAAGACTACTATTGGCAAGGTCAAGCATACTGTTGGCTAACAGGTGCGCCTAAAGCTACGTTTTGCTTCGTATTAGTTAACGCACCATCACAGATGATAGATAGCGAGAAGTACCGCCTATCATTGCGCATGAACTTGATAGATCCACAGAGCAACCCTGAGTTTATCAAGAAGGCACAGCGCATTGAAAAGAACATGATATATGATATGCCTACTTACATAGCAGAAAACCCACACGCTAATCTTGAAAGCGACCTTAGCGAATGGTGTTATGATATACCAGTGAGCGAGCGCATCCATGAAAAGGTAGTTGAGTTTGATGAAGCAGCTATCGCAAAGCTTCAAGAGCGTGTGCCGATGTGGCGTGAATACCTTAATACTTTGAATGTATGACCACAGAACAACTCAAAGACCATGTGCGCAATTCAATGCAGCACTACTACAACAAAGAGCAAGTAATCGAATTAATCAATAAGCTAAACAATGAAGGCAAAAGACAAGGCATGGCAACTGTACTCGAACTATTTTGATATAGTCGAAGGTGAACAGCAAGAAGGTCAACTTGCGGTGGTACATCTAAAGGCTATTAACGCCGCAGTTTATGCAGTCGATGAGGCGCTATACTTTGCCCCGGATGACATCGTCAATGACTTTGAAGGTACGGGTGAATACTACAGTGTAAAGGCATACTACTACCACGTCAAAAACGAACTATTGAAACTCAATGGGAAAACACAGAAAGAACTGGACGATAGAGCAGCTGAAAGATGAGCGTATACGGTTGCTCGGAATGTTCATCGAAGCAAAGACAGTATATATGAAAAATAGCCTGCACTACAAAATCAAATCTATTAATAAAGAATTATTTACAATCACTAAAGAAACTAAGTACTTATGACAGCTACATTAACCTTTGATCTACGTGAAGACCAGCACGCATTTGATTGCGCTGTGAACGGCATGAAATATCATGATATGATATGGGAAATACAACAGCACTTGCGTAGTCTTGAGAAATATCAAGACCTTACGCCAGAGCAATACGAGATAGTAGGTAAGATGCGTGAATGGTTAGCAAGTGAATTACTCGATGCCGGAATAGCAGATAAGTTTTGAATAGGTTCCTAATCCTTAGCAGTGGGCGCATCATTGCTGCACCTTACGATAGCCATGCTTCCAAAGAAACCTACCCAGTGCCTCGCCTTCCGCATCTACTTTCTCCTCACTCCATTCCGGCTGAATGTGATGCAGGTATTCGTGAATGAGAACAATGAGATAGCGCATAGGTGGCAGGGTAGGGTCTATCTCAATTACGTTATCACAGTACAACCCATCAGCCTTCTCGCGTCCGAGCTTGCGATGAATAACTTTAGGATGTGATTTGCGCTTCATTGTAATATCTTTGCCTTGTCAAGCATTGGCTTGTTCATTGTTTATGTTATTGATTGTGAAAAAGGCTCTGCAACGGTGGGGCCTTTTTCTTATCTAATCTTACCATTCACAATGCGGTAGTTACTCACTTCAAAATCACCGTTATCTAATACGGTTACATGCGCAAAACCATGATGGTGCTTATTGATGGGCAAGTAATCAGGATGTAATTCACATAGACACGCCACACTCCAGCACGTTGTAATCTTCCCGTTTATGTTTGGCTCAGTATGTTCACTTGCCTGGTGATGGTGACCACACAACGCACTATCTTTTGCTCTTAAAAATAGACCTCTTGCTATGTTCACAGGACTAAATACCGATGCACCAAGCTCATGCCCGTGCAAAATTGTCAATCTACCCGCGTGGATTATCTGCTTATCCGGGATAAAAGTGATATTTAATTCATCAAGCTTCATCAAACTCTCAAAACTAAACTCGTCCATCCCCAAAAGGTCAGGTGCATTGCGCATGATGTAGTGATCATAACGCACATCGTGATTGCCACACTTGTAATAGATAGCCGCTTTTGGAAATAGCTTGCGCAGTGTCTGTAAAAATTGCCTTGTCATCAATACCTCATGCCCGAAGTTGCGCTTACGTGGGTCTTTTTCAAAACGACTGATAGCATAGAAGTCGATGATGTCACCATTGAGCAGGATAGTATTCACCTCATGCTCCATTCCGTACTTTAGCGCAAGGGTTAGCGCCTGAATATTGTGATACGGAACGTGAATATCTGATAGCAGCAGGATATTGTTGTGATTGACGGGTAACTTATACGGCTTGTAGTTCGCCTCCTGTGATGGTGGCAGGTCGAGTGGGTTGCTCTGCGCAGGCATTAACTCGTTAACCATGTTGCCGAAATCAGCAATATGGTTTTCAAGCTTACTTAAACTGCCATTTAGCTTCGGTTTAACAGCATCAACAGGGCGCAACTTGTGATGCTTCCTCCACGCGTAATACAAGCGCTCAAACGACTTGTATTGCATTGTAATGTTGTGGCGTTGCATTGCCGCACGAAGACGGTCCGCTATTGTACCAGAGCCTTCATGTATCTCTTTGTACACGTGCGTATATTCACCCTGCATGGAGTTCTATTTTTGACCCTTGATATACCCGGTCAACGTCGCCAAATCAGTTGCGATTTGCAGGTTCTGTCCTTGAATAGTATCTAAACGCCTATCAAGTTTATCAATGGCTTTGTTACTTTCTTCTTTCATTTCAGTGATACGTGCATTCATTTCGTCCATTTCTCTTTTATGATACGCCTCTACTTTGTTTAGTGCTGCCGATACCTTCACCACATCCCTCTTCAAAGCGTAATACAGGCCCGTTAATGATACCACGCCACCTACAATAGTCAGTAAATCTCTCGGTTGAAAATCCATTGCTATAGTATTGCAAAATATATAGTAGAAAAAGTTAGTGCTGTGACACCGATAGTCAGCGCCACGTTATTAAATATTAACCGCCTGTTGGTTTTCTTCAACTGATTAATTTCATGCTCCTTCTCAGTGGCAACGGCCTTTTCAACCGCTTGCTTGTTATCGTATATCTGCTGCAATGTTTCATAACTTGCTGCTTGGATGCCTGTTATTTTTGAATAGTAAAGCGTTTTAAGCTTCTCCAGTTGATACAACGAATCAATTTCCTGCGCCGTACCATACCAGTACATCATGCTATTGTAGTTGAGATTGAAAAGTTGCAGATCGTAAGTTGTAAGTTCGGGTGTAAAATCCTGCTTTAAGTAGGCTGTCCGACTTTTTGAGCGTTGTCCTAAACTGAGCAGTGGCAGCAGAAGGAGAACTACTAAGAATTTGGTATGTTTCATTTCGGTAGTATTCGTTTTTAATTTCTTGATGCTGGATGATAGTGTCTTGACGCACTGCGAGTGAATCAATCTTGGCAAATAGGCTATCTGTTTTGTTGTTGTTGGTGCTGATGACTTGATACAGTGAATCATTCAAAGTCTGTAACCTTTCTACAGCAGGATTTGTTACAGGTTTTTTGCAGCCGCGCATTATGGCAATTATGCATATTCCAATTATCAATGCAGCGGTGAACAGGTAAGCAATCCTTGTCAGTTCGATTTTCCCCATCGTGTTATGTGTAAGTTCTTGTTAAGTGGTCTTATCTTGTAGTACACCCCATCCCGTGTCCTGCTATCTCGCATACCCTGTTCATTGGTATTGCCTTCAATGGTGCGTACTGAATACTTAGCTACCTTGTCCACTATACCCGTGTGACCGATTCCCTTATACCGCTGCTTCATCAAGCTGCCATAACTCAAAGTCATAACAAGCACATCACCATCTTTGAAGGATTGAACAAACTTGCCACCCGTGAAGATTACATCATTGCGATTGTACGCAGTAGGTGACCACCCTGTGATGCTGTGACGTATGCCGCACTCATCGAGCATAGCCATCACAAAGAAAGCGCACCACGCATAGCCGGGTTGCCATCCTTCCTGTTTCATCAATACGAGAAGAGCCTTATCATTAAAACCCATGTTATTTCCGCCCTTCTCTTTTACCCCTACAAATGACTCAGCTGTGACTCTTACACAATAGCCGTCATCAGCAAGGATAGAATGAACAGGTATGCAGCAAAGTAGAAGGCATATAAGAGCAGGTACAATACAACCTTTTGCCATGTGGTTAGATAAGTGTTTAGTTCGTATTTAACTTCTTTGTTGTATATCTCACGTTGCAGTGCTCTAAAATTGAATCTAATGCCTAAAAAAACGACGAAGTTGGCAAAGACCATAATTAGTGCGGCAAGAACAATATACTGCACGTATTCGGTGCTAATGATTGCATCACCAAAGTAGGCGACGGATACCGTTCCCGATACGGCAAAGAGAATAAAGGCAAGTGGTATAGACCAAAAGCCATCAAACAACTCGAGCTTGTAACGCAAACCTTTAAAGGTCACGCTGGGTAGCTTACGGCTTAGTGGTTTTTGCTGCTTCTTTGTTGCCATTGCTGCGAAGTTTTAGTTGTAATTCGCGCTCATACTTCCTCAAGCGCTCGGTGTATTCCTGTTTCAGCGTTTTCTTTTCCGTCATGGTATGCGGTTAATGATATTACGTGAATATGTAGGATTGAAACTTATTGCCGTATTGCCCGTAGAGAATTGATAATTGAGCGTGTTAGTCACATCCGTACGCGGTGATACGTTGGGCCAACTATTACTGCTGTATTCCGGGAATAGCGATGAGTTATGACACAAGTAATCTACTAAGCGAGTGGTATAGTGTTCGGCATTCTGCCTTGCACGATCTATCATGTCCTTCATCACCAAGTCAGATATAGGCACGGTGTCTTCCGATTGACGTTGTACCAGTGTGCCGTTATCCATTCGATAGCATAGGTTAGGAGTAACATCCACAAGCACCCACCACAAGAGCATCTTTTGTACGTAGTCCTCGAGCAAAATAAGATAATCACCGCTCACTGTGTTATTGGTGATATCCGTCTTTAATTTGTTCATCAAGTCAGTACCGAGAAATGGAGTGAGCCATTTGTCCTGTGCCAAGTAGATAGATGGGTAAAGCAGATTGGGGTCAACGCTGCCGTTAATCGTGCTGTATTTTTTAATATAAGTTTCGGATATAAAAAGTACTTCAGCCATAGTTAAAATTATTGATTTCCGTATACTGGATTAGTTGGTAAAAAGCCATTGTATGGCATGTCTTCGGGAAGCTTCGCTACAAGTGAGTTATTGCGCACCTTATACCCCATACGTTCCGCCATGCTCACAGCTATGCGACGTGCATCAGGATCATATGGGTCAATCTTTGCACCTTTAGCATCTACGTATACACGCTTTTCCCAAAAGTGCTTGCAGTTACCGCCACCTTTATAAAACCAAATGTCATAGGTATCTGCTCCTTCAGGTCCCCATCCGGGATTGACTGGCACATTTTCCATTGCTACAATATCTTCCTTACGATAAAGCTTATCCGCTTCAATCATCTTCTTGCAAAATGGACGCATGTTCTCGTGAGCAAAGCTACCAGCGTACACATAACGTGTGATAAAGTATTTGCCATCGATAATGGCATCCTGTTCACTCTTCGCAGCTGGTCGTGCAGCGCCTGTGCGTACCGCAAACTCATGTTCAATCTCATCATCTGCATTATACGCATCAATCAACAACCAATCTTCGCTAGCATTTTCACCAAGCGCAATGAGCGCACTGGCTACTTCGCTATCATCAACTTTTTTTTTTAATTCCATCGAATTTGATGGAATAGATGTAGCAACTTGTTGCACTGATGTTGGTTGAGTTGTCGTTTGTTGGCTCAATAGCGGTGTATTAGGCACAATTTCAAAACTTACACCCGGCATTTGATTGCTCAACAGCTCCGTGATACTCTTATTGATTTTAGCCTGATAAGGTTCTACTACTTGCTTATTGAATATCTCAAGACCGATAGCCATCTCATCTTTATTGCTTCCGAATCCAGTGCCATTATCACGAATACCAAACAGCAAAGGAGTAGTTACGCGGTGTGCAGTAATTATCTTTTGCGTTGCAGTATTGTCCATTAATTGATACTGCTTGTCCGCATCATTAACAGGGAACGGAGTGATTTCAGTTTTAGGTTGATCACGCTCATTGAAGAACATCACAACCTTACCTGCATTACGCGCACCGCTCATCTTATTCTCCCAGTCCATCATCATTTGCTGCTTCTGTTCAGGCGTTGCCTGCCCGTTGTAGAAGTTGATAATAGTCGATGGGAATAGACCGTTGCTTATTTGGTTAATATGGAATATTGATATCTGCTTATCTAACTCAATATAGTTAATAGCGCTCCAGTAATCAGGGCGCGGATAAACATCACTACCAGTATATGTGAAGCACCAATAGATCTGACGCGGCTCTTGTTCACGAGTTAGGTAGTTGTATTTTGGAATGAATTCAGGCGTGTTCTTTTTTTTGCGTGTATTGCTCCAGTCATAGCTGTGGAAAATACCTATCTCGCTCTCATCTTCTTGGTTAATGGCAATACGACACTCCTCAAACGGCAATGCATTTAGCTTTGATATAACCGTTCTATCATTACTCCAAATCACTTCAATAAAGAAACCACCAAACAACTTTAGGTCGTGTGCAGCTGCATAGGTCAAAGTATCAATATCCAGTGCATCAAGTTCAGCCTGGTACTGCTCGGACTGGATACCCTTTCCGGCAATCATATCACCAATGGCGACAATCAAACTACCATGTACAGGTGATTCATGCGAAAGGTCACGCAGGTATTGAGGAAAGTCGTTCTCCGTTCCGTAGTTAACCCATCCTTTTCTATCTACTTTTTCAGCATCACTCTTTGCTACGTATTCCGAAAGCTTCAGTGATACGATATTTGATTCTTTATGATCCATAAATTATATCGTTAGGTATAATATCCGTTGGTACATCAAACCATGTGTCATTTGATTTTAATACAGCATACCCGCGTTCGAGCAAACCGACCACAACACCACTTGCAGGGTTTAAATTGCTGTTGGAATTTTGGCCGTAAACTTCATAGCGGTATCTACCCGGCAAAGTTAATCCAACTGTTGTGATAGTGAGCTGCGTAATACGCACCGATTCGCTAACAATCGTAGGTACCTGCGCTAAATATGTACCCGTAGTGCTATTCTCTTCGTGTGTTAGCACAAGCAAGTAGTCAGTAAAAGCAGTGGAAAAGTACTGCCGTGCCTCGTCAAGTGATAAATACACTTGCTGGTTAGGTGTATTGGTATTTAAATATATCATACTTGCTTAAATTAAAAGGGCAAGTTACGAATAACCTGCCCCTTTCACAATCAATAACAAAACACAATAGAAACCAAAACCCTTAGTAAGCGGGGCTTACAGTAATACCTCCGAAATTGTCGAAAGGTACTGCTGTAAATGGCTCAAGGTGTACAGCCGGTGCGAGTTCTTCAGCAACTGCTGTAACTTGATAACCCATCAAATCCGCTTTCTGCGCTCCTGATTGTACAGTACCTGCAGTCAATGAAGCTCCTTCTCCTGAACCAATCAACAAGATTTGGTCATCATTGGTGCGAACGAAAACAATCATCTTCGCCTTAGCTACATTCAAAAACTCGTTACGCATCTCTTGGTTCAACTTACCGAAAGTCCACTGTACTTCCTGTGAGAAGTAAAGAGTACCGTTCTCCAAGTTCTTGTTGACTGTCTCAACATAAGAACCCGAGTTACGGAATGGAACGTAACGATAAACAGTTGCAGTGGGCAATCCATCAACCTCACCATCAGGGCCACCGAAAGTGATACCAGATGTGAAGTCTTCGTAGTTAGCAATCAATATTTCTTTAACACCACCGATACCCTCTAAGCATCCGAGTGTAAATCCTTGAGTTAATTCACAAGCCATAGTTGTATATTTTTTTTAGATTTTAATTTTTAAAATAGGGACTGTTACACCCCCGTTATTTTGATTATGCTCCCCAGTATGTGATATCCTCACCTACTGCAATCTGTGCTCCGAGATAGAAACGTGCGCCGTAACGTACGTTCTGTGAACCGTCAAGGTTCTGCATATCCAAGATGAACACTTCGTTCATTTGGTTTTCCTGCCATGTTCCAAGCATCAAGTTAGACTTCTGTGAGAACACGATGTTATCAGCAGCCATGCCAGGACATACAGCGATTTCGTACATACCGACAAAGCGACGTTGTACTTCTGGTCCTGCGGTTGCGTACCATCCATTACCATCAGCAATTTGAGCTTGCATATAAGCTTCCCATGCAGCCTGTCCCATGTAAAGTGTTGGCTTTTCAGCAGCACCTTTAACAGCAGTAGAAGCTGTGTTGATTACATCCCAAATAGTAGCGATGATGTTACCAGAACTCAATGCACCTGAACCGGCTGATACAGCACCTGAACCACCTGCTTTGATCAAAGTCAAGAAACCATCGTATTGACCTACTGTAGCGTTAATACCATTCCACATCACTGATTCGTTGTTGGCAGCAATACCACCAACCAAGCGACCAATGATAGCATCTTGGATTTGAGTGTTTACACGTCCGCTCATAACGTCGGCAGTAGTCCAGTCTGTAAAGAAGTCCTTCTTACAGATTTGGCGCTGAACTTGGAACTCCTCCAAAGTCAAGATACGCTCGGTCAAAGTGATTGTACCCGTTGGGGTAAAGTCACAAGTACCTGCAGCGAAAGTTACAGTGTCATCAATTTTGCGTGCTACGGATTTGTAAGGCACGTTAGGCTTCATTGTCACGTATTGAGTTGATACGTTTGACAAAAGTGCCTTTGCTACGATTTCACCAGCTAATTCACCTGCATAGGTGGTGGTGAGTGAAGTTGTTGTTGCCATAATTATTTACTTTATATGAGGTGAATTATTTACTTTGTTTTGCGCGAATGTTTTCCATGAAGTCGCTGAATGTGTTACCATTCGATGCAACTACAGGCGCTGCGTTCTTTTTGAATTCTTGTGATTTTACTGAAGGCACGGCAGGTGCTTTCTTTACCGATGCGAGTTCAGCCTTCACAGCTTCAGCATCATTCTTTGCAGATTCAACCGCTGCAGCAAGTTCAGTCTTCTCAGTCTCAAGTGCAGCAATGCGCTCGCTAAGTTGACCAATCACTGCAACGAGGTCTTCGCTGCTCATCTCGGTAGATTGCTCTGACATCTCAATAGAAGCAACAAGACCATCTTCGCCTACGGTTACTGTGGTAACACCATCTTCCAAGAGATAGTCACCTGCAGGCACCGACACTGGATTGCCTTCTGCGTCCATAGTGTAGATGTCCACACCTACTACCCACTCATCCGCTGTTGAGTAGATTTTTGTTCCATCGGATAGCGTACCTTCGACTGAAAGCTTTAACTCTGCAGTTGGCTCGGCAGTTGCAGCGGCTTCTTCTTCAAACTTGATACCTACTGTCGATGGATCAATACCGTATTTACTAAACACGGATTTGATTTGTTCTTTTATGTTCGACATTTTTTATGGTTTGGGTATTATAGAAGAAAACGACTTTTGTTACATGATAGCGTTTGTGCTATCTTAGCCGTATAAATAAATACTCAAAACATGAAAGAAGTCAGTCAACCCTACACCAAGAAAGTTAGCGCACGCCTTACCGATAAGCAGTATAAGG